TTTAATTAATATTTGATTAGCTAAATTAGCAAAACTAGCTTTTAAATTTTCTCCTAATACTATTGCTTTTGCAATTCCATCAGCAGTACCTTTAATTCCCATATCTACAACTTCAAAAAATTGTCTTGATAAATCTACTGACTTTTGCAGTGCTTTCATATTTAAATCAATTATTTGTTGTCTTAATGGACTAAAATTTTCTTTCATAGCTTCGGCTTCTTTATTAGCCTTTTCTATTTCAGTAAACATTTCTGTCATAGCTTCATTTACAGATAATGCTTCTTTTTCTATATCAGCAAAAGTTTTGTCTATTGCTTGTAGTTTTAAATCCACTTCAGATAAATTGTCAGCAGTTTCTCCTGATGAGTCTCCAAGCACTCCAAAATATTTTAAAAGTTCTTGAATTTTTTTAATTATATAGCCTATTGTAATTGTTAATAATTTACCTTTTGTTCCAAGCATAAAGAAACCCAAGATTCCAAGTTCTTTTACAATTGGTGGTAATATTCCTATCACATCTAATACACCTTTCATTCCAGCTAACATAAATTGAAAAATAGGTTTTAAAGTACTAATAACTACAACACCTGATTTAACAATATTTTTAATTGCATTAACAAAAAACAATCCTAATTTTTCTGAAAATTTTGATAGTGCTTCTCCGTTTTCTTCTATTCTTTTATTGATAACTATTAATCCACCTTTTAAGAAATCAAAAAATCCAGCACGAGAAGTTTCTAATCTAAACTTAAATAATTTATCTTGAAGCATTGATAAAGTTCCTGTGAACGTAGTAGCAAAAACTTCAGTAGCTTTTCCAAATCTTCCACCCTCTCCAAATACTTCATTAAATCTTTTTGCTGTTTCTTCTGCTGTAACATTTACTCCAGCTTTAAATCCTAATAATGCTCTAACACCACGTTCTCTAAATATATCCGCAGAAGCTATACCACCAGCAAATGATCTTTGAATTTGTTCCGCAGTAGTTCTAAAATCTAATCCTGTAACAGCCGCTACGTTACCTACAATTTTTAAATTGTTTTCTAATTCTTTTGCGTCTTTAGATACAACCGCTAAGTTTCCAGAAGCAGTAGATATTTCTTCTAATGAGAAAGGTACTCTTGCCGCATAATTGACTAATGTATTAAATGCTTTACTACCCTCAGAAACAGAGCCAAATAAGAAATTAAAACGAATACCTAATTCTTCTACTTGTCTGCCAACATCAACAAATGATTTAATTGCAACACCAGCACCTATTCCTAATAAAGCTGATTGAACAGAAAATATAGTTGATCTAAGTCTAGTTAGTCCAGCTTGTATTCCTGAAAATGCCTGTTTAGTTTTATCTTTGGCTAATATGTTTAATATTAAATTTTGTCCTGCCATTATCTATGCCTTGCTTTTCTTAGCTGTTCTTCTTGCTGTTCGTGTTCCAACATTAAATATCCCAGCCAATGATTATACTCCCAAACTTCCATTTGTAAAAGTTTAGATAATGTTATTTTTAACCTATCTGCAACAATAAGTAAATTTTTTAATTGAGGATCACTTTTTAGTTTTTTTTTACTTCGTCAGGAGTGATAGCCTGTACCATTGAAGTTGCTATCCTTGAAAGGATATCTGAATCTACTTTGTGCATTAATACTAGCTTATCTTCTAAGGTAAATATTTTATTACCATCTTTGTCTAAGCCTTTCATAATCACAATGTCTGCTAAAATACTAACGTCAGATAAATTGCTAGAATTTTTAAATAACTTGTTCTTTTCTGAAAGTGTTATTGGATTCCAATAAACAATAGTTGGATTTTCATCAGCATCTTTCCATTCAGGTATTTCAATAGATTGAACACCTAAACTTTCAAAATGAGACTTAGCTCTTTCTATAATTTTCATACAGTATTAATTATACAGTAGATTTACTTAATGAGCCTGTTCCTTGAAAAGTTACGTTTCTAGAAACTATTGCGTCCATACCATTTGTAATACTCATTCCAGTAACAATTCCTGTGCCTGAAAACGATTGATCGCCAGCACTATTGCCCTCTGGTAATAATACAAAAGATATTTCACTTCCCACAACTAAAGTTTCTTGCTGTGCGTCAGATTTATCATAATTCATATCTAAACTTCCTGAGAAAGAAGTTCTACCTGTTATGAATGATTTAGCCGCATCAGATAATTGTGTATCTTCTACTACGTCTGCTGTTGTTTCTAAAGTGAAGCCTGTAATCTCGCCGATCGCAGTACCGCCAGCAGTTACGACTCCTTCTTTTCCGTGGTGTGTTGCCATTTGTTTTTATCCTTATTTGTTTTTGGTTTTGTTTTACTTTCTGGCTCTAGCTTATATCCAAGATTAATAAAATTTTCAAGTTGTAGTTCATTTATTTTAACTGAATAACTTCCTTTAAATAATGTTATATCTTTAGCCATAATATTTATTTTATTCTTTTTCTTCTTCTTCGTCAATATCTTCTTCAAAATCTTCTTCATCATATTGCTCATCTTCATCAAATTCATCTAAAGCACCATCGTCATATTCTCTGTGCTTTTCTAACAAATCTGATACTTGCTGACACAATATAGAAATTTTATCTGTAAATTTTTCTATTTCTTCTATTTTTTTTTCTATTTTATCTAAATTTTTGTCTGCCATTTTTTATCCTATGGGTTATTGTTGTTATGTTCGTACATTACTCGTACCACCATACTAATAGCACCATAAGGAAACAAAGTACCAGCATCAGTTTCAATACTAATAACTTCTGTATCTAGTGCGTTAGCATTTCTAGTAATATCATTTTCTAAGGCAGTTTCAATAGCAGATATTAAAGCATTTCTTGCAGTATCTATATTAGATTCAGCACCTTTAACATATCCTGTAATTAAAAATTCTAAATTTGCAATTCTTGTAGCAGTCCCACTACCTAATTCAGCATCTTCTTTTGTTTCTTCTTGTGTCTGCACTAAGATTGCTGGATATTGTGCTTCTGATAATTCGTCTAATGGAAATGGTTGTCTTGTAGCTTTCTTAATTGCTGGACTAGATATAGCCGCTAATGTAGTTAATATATTACTTGCAATGTTTTCTCTTTTACTCATATCTTAAATTGTTGTATTTGTTTTTTCAAAAATTTCTCAAAAGACTTTTGTATAACTCTTTCTGTTTTATTATTAAAGCCAAAAAATTTACGTACAGGAAGATTGCCTTGTCCTGTTTGATGCCAATAGGCTTTTTTAGCTTCTGTTTGTGATTTAAAATATACTTGTGATTTATTTTTGTTAATTACTCTATTGCTTATGGATTGAAGCATTCTATTTGTGTCTTGCAAATTAACAATTGTTTTACCTTTTTCTTCTGCATACATTTTACTATATTCTGGAAATCTTTTACCGCTAACATCGTAGCCTTTATTTGTTTTATGTAAAATAATTTCTTTTAATTGAATACTAGCTTGTGCTAATCCTTGTTTAATAATGTGAGGAAACTTTTTAAAAAATTTATCAAATCGCTTTGAAGCTAGTTTTAAATTAGAATCAATTTTAAAAGAAATCATTATCTGACTAATCTTCTATAACCGTGAAGTGGTTCTCTTTCGTTAGCAACAATAGTTTGGTTTGCGTCAGTATCGTATTCAACACCATCTTCTAATATCATTCTAAATTCTTTATTAAATTCTGACATATAATACTCAGACATTCTTTCAAATCTGTCTTTGTCTGCTTCTGGTCTAAACTTAGATAAAGCTGGTGCTAAAAATCTTCCAAGAAATAAATAAACTCCTGCTCTTTCAAATTGATCTAAATTAACTTTAGTATCTACCATTTCAGCAGTATTTAAAACTGTAATGTCTGTAAAAATGTTTGTTTTATATACTGGCCACCATTGTACTCTTAGCTGTCTTAGTATGTCATTTGTTGTTTGTGCAAAAAAATTAACTGCTTCTGTGTCAGTAGAGGCTATCCCAAAGCTAAAAGCATCAGGTTGATATTTAGTAACATCTGCCGCAGTAATTACATCAGCACCAGTATAATTAGCCATAAAATTTGCCTATTATAAAATTATATAGTTTTTTTAACTTCTTTTTTAGTTCTTTTAACATTTCTTTTTACCTTTGGTTTTATTTCAACTATTGGTTCTGATTTTACATTATCCTTAATTAATTTGAAACCTCTAAAATCATATTTTGATTTGTTGATTTTGTAATCTGCGTAGGGTCTTTCAACTATTTTTTTTCCTCTTTGTAATTTAACTGTTGGTGTTTTTTCTTCTATTATTTTTAGCATTTGTTTTCCTTTTTTTGTACCTATGGGGGATTTCTCCCCCACAAGTAATTATCTATTATTGAATAGATGAGTCGTAGTGTAATTCTACTCCATAAGTGTCGTGTAATTCACCAACACCGTATACAGCAGTTGCAACGATTTCATCAGCTCTTAGAGAAGCATCTCTTTGAGTTTCAATTTTGATGTCTTGCATTGTTGCGATAGCAATTGCGTCTCTATGCATTGCCGCACCTTTGTAGTCTCCAGCAGTACCAGTATTAGCCATATTTGCAGTTTCAAATATAGGCATACCAGCAAGTCTTCCTACAAAGCCATTTCTTAATGCTTCATTTGCTAAATCATTACTATTTGCATTTGCAAAAGTATTAGTCAAATTAGCTTTAAGGTCATAAGCTATTTTAGGATGTAAGACTACTGCACATTCACTAATTGGAAGCGAGTTGCCTCTTAAAGTAGAAAGTGCATTAAAGATTACAGCCGCAGAAATTGCAGTAGTTCCGTCTCCTAATGTAGTAGAGAAACCATCGAATAATGCGATCAAATCTTGGTCTTGTTTTTTTGCTATTGCTTCACCAAACAATCTACCAATGTCT